CATCAACATGCTGTTATGAACCTGAGGTTTGGCGATCTGATCCTTCTGGGGTTTGGAATATTCAATACGAGTTGTCATTCAATGGGTTACAAAGTAATACAACTACAACAACAGGAGGTCCAATTGAAGAAACTACTACTACTGACGTTGCTACCACTAGCACTACTAGCACTACTCCCTCTACTACTATTCCTGACACTACAACATCCAGCAGTACTACCGTACAGACCACTGAACCAGAAATAGAAACTACTACTTCAACAACTACGGAAACACCAACGACATCAACTACGGAAGCCCCTTATATTGAGCCTGAGACCACCGTAGAATTGCCTGAGACCACTTTTACAGTAATTACTGAACCAGAAGAAGTTCTTGTACCAGAAGAAGAAATAACAACCCCCGAAACAACCATTGAAATACCTGTAGAGGAACCTGTAGATGAGCCTGTGGATATCCCTGTGGATACAATTGTTGATGAGCCAACAGACAACCAAGATCTAGTAAATGACATTACTGATGAGAACCTAACAGCAGAAGAAATTGCTTCTGTAGTAGATGAGGCTTTAGGTAATGCCGAGTCAGAAGAAGAGTTGCTGAGTATAGCTTCTGACCTGCTTGACTCAGATCTTAGCCAAGAACAATTTGATGCTGTTATTGAATCAATATTTGACCAACCATTGTCTGATGATGGGTTTGCTGAGTTAGTAGATCAGGTCTTTGATGAGGAATTATCGGATGAAGAATTTGCATCTGTCATTGGTGCAATTTTAGATAACCCATTATCCGAAGAAGCCTTTAATAGCCTTATTGATGTATTGGGTAGCGATACAGTTACAGACGATCAAGTCCAAGAAGCAGTTGACTCAATTATTGAAAACGGCATTGATGAAACTCAAGCTTTGAGTATTTCAACAAGTGCTGAAGTCTTAAGTTCTATCACAGGCGATCAGGCATCAGAAGTTTTTGCTGAAGTTGCTGTTGGTGATTTGACTGATGAGCAGGGTCAAGAGATCGTTGATGCTGTTCAAGATGCCCCAGAAGAAGTCCGATCTTCTTTTGAGGCAGAAATAAATGTTTTTGATGGGGCTTTTGACAATTATGCCCCAATCGGTTCAGAGATATCTGTAGCCGAAAGAAGAGTTGTCGTTGCAGTTGGCGCAGTATTAGCGTCAGCTATGCCATTACCTCAGTCTGCTAAGGCTGAATCCAGCAATGGAAGGAGAGTAAAGTGAAAAATATTATTAAAAAATTAGTTAGTGAAAGCCATTCTTTGGCTTGGACAATTGCTGGAACAGCACTAGTCCTCATCACTCTTTCTGGTGATGTTAAAAAATATGGAATTTACATTAGCGTTATTGCGCTATCAGTTCATCTATTCGGTGTTCTTGTAAAGAAGGAGGAAAAGTAATATGAATAAAATTCAAACTATCGCCCAAAGAATAGGAGCAGTATTTATTGTTTCATCTTTGCCAATCATTGGTGGCGCTTCTATGCTAGGGGAGATCCCCGTATGGAAGGCAGCTCTTCTTGCTGGGTTCACAGCCTGTTCTGAAGTATTTATTAAACTAGCAAGGGCTTCTCTTGATGGCCAATTGACTATTGAAGAAATTAATGAAGCATTTACTGGAGTCGAGGTCAAAAAGTAATAAAATTTGGTTTGATATCAATAAACAAGGTATAATTTATAAATAGGAGAACGATAAAATATGAGTCAATACCCTTACATAAAACTAGTTGTTCCAACTGCTCTTAAGCAATATAAGAATGGACAGTTAGCCCCCACAGTTCTAGCAAAAGTTAAGACTGGTGGACAGATGTATGCGCCTGTCGCTGCACAATTTGATAAGATGTACGATGCAGCTTTGGCTGCTGGTTTTAAGTTAAAGAACGTTGGAGATTATAGATCTTTTGAAGGTCAACTTTCAATGTTTATGGATCGCTATGTTACTACTGATACTGGAACGGGTGTTACTCGTAAGTATGAAGGTAAGACTTGGTGGTTGAAGAAGGGTAAAGCTCCTTCAGCTGCCCCCGATCCAACTGGTCTTAAGGGTTCTAATCATGGCTGGGGTCTTGCTATTGATCTTGGTTACGATGTTAATGGAAAACTTACTTCAATGGGTGGTGCTTGTTTTGCTTGGATGTGTGCTAATGCTCCTAAGTATGGCTTCTACCTTCAGGGGTCAGATTCCTCTTCTAAAGAATTTGAAGCATGGCACTGGCAGTACTGTCTAGGCGACGCTTCTCCAGATGGCTCTGTACAAGCGCCAGCAGAGGCTCTGAAGCCTTCTGGTGGGGCTGTAGAGGCTGGTCCTATGAAATTTGATTACCCAGGCGCTCCCGTTGGACTCGGTTCAAAAGGTGCCCCAGCAATGCTTGTCCAATCAATCATTGGTGCTAAGGCTGATGGTGATTTTGGTCCGAAGTCTGTCGCTGCGCTTAAGGCATGGCAGACAGCAAATGGCTTGACAGCAGACGGTTCTGTTGGTCCTGTCACTTGGAAAAAAATGTTTGGCTGATGGATGCTGAACTTAGAAATAAGACATGTGATTGCGGATGTGATTGCATTGAGCACTGCGATTGTGGATGCGAAGAATGTGACTGTTGAGGTTTAGATGGATAATGTAAAAATAAATACAAGTAAAACTTTAACTCTTACACTTCCATCTGATCCAACGTCTAATGTTGTTACCGTAAATGTTAATCACGATTTTGGTGATTCTGTTGTTTCAAACGTAGCAGCTACTCGCACTAGTGCCGGGGTTTACACTGTAACTCTAGGTCAGCAAAGTAGCGGTATATATAGGCTCAACTCTGCTGGTATTCACGATGTTCAGTTTACTTATGCAATGTCTGGGCAAACATATACTCAATCTCAGTATATTAATGTTTACACACCATACCTAGATTCAGATACGTTCTTTGATTCTCATCCTGATTTGATTGATACTTTTGAAGATGTTTTTGATTCTTATGAACTTAAAGTAAGAAATATTATTAATACTTATTGTGGTCAAACCTTTGAACATTTCCCTGATAAGTCTTTTATTGTTGATGGTAATAATCATAAAAATCTCCATTTGCCTTTGCCTATTTCTGAGTTAAAGAAGGTTACTTTTAACTATGGAGATGTGGATGCAGAGGTTATTCACGATTATTCAAATTCTGGTTTGCTCAACTTAGAGAAAGTTCGTCAATCTGGCAATTTTAATTCTTCATATTATATTCGTTTTAAACCTAGTGTTATTCAAACTAATACGTCTAGAATTATGGGTGTTAAGTTTAAAGATAATTCTGATTATAAAGTTGAGGGTGATTTTGGTTGGAAGTATGTTCCATTAAATGTCCAGCAGGCTGCTGAATTATTGATTAATGATCTTATGAATGATGACTCTGAGTACAGAAGGCATGGTATTTCTAGTATCAGTATGGATACTGTCTCATACACTATGAGTCCTAATTTCTATGAAAGCACTGGAAACATTGAGGCTGATGTCCTTTTGATGGATTATATGTTATTTATTATGGATTATATTGTCTGATGTCTTTTGGTACTTTTTTAAAGTTTCATCATAGGATTGATCTTTATAAGAAAACAACTGTGGTTAGCGTTGCTGGTCAAAGAACAGTTACTTTTTCTATGGATATAGAAGTACCAGTGATGGCTCAATGGTCACAGTCAGATATTGTTAATCAACCTTATTTGGCTAACTTTGAACAGTTAGATATTTTTGTACCAAAAGATTATGTAGATCTAATTAGTTTTAATAATAGATTTAAAGATCTTAAAGATAGATATGGAAATATTATTGATGATTCTTACTATGAAGTAATGGGTATTAGAAAGAGAATGCAGTTTAATGGCAAAGTTCATCATTCTGTTATTGCTCTTAAAAGGATTGTTGAAGATGGCGTTTAATATTGCTATTAGTAAAAATCAAATTGATAAAATTGCTAAATTGGAATCTTTTTTGGTTTCAATGCCGAATAAGATTGCTAAGGCTAATGATCGCGCTACTCAGTCTGCTGTTGTAGAGATTAAAAATGATATTCGCAGAAGAGGAAAACCTGGTAGGTTTTTAAATGTTGAATCTAAAAGATATGGTCAATATGGCACAAAAATATCTATTGATACAAAGGGTAGTTTACGAGGCGGTTCCAGAGGTGATGGTAAAAGATATTATAACGCAAAGATAGCTGCTAATATATTTTTAATGTCAGAAATGGGTTACAGAGGTCGTAAGCCTTTTACTTTGCCAATGAGAAAAATAAGAAGATCTGGCAATTTTGAAAGTAGGTATAGAGTTTCTCATAATAGTGGTCGATGGAAAATTGGGACAAGTTTTGTTGGCCCATTAGCAATTCCTGGAATTGGGCCTTTCCATTTCAGTTCAAAATCTGGTATGCCTAGAGTGACTATCAAAAAAATGGCTGCTAATGTTATTAGAAAAGAATTGAACGCTTCATATAAAAAAGAATTTGGGAAGAAGTTGTTATGACTACTTTAAGTGTTTATGACATAAATTCTTTTATTAAGAATGACGCTACAATAACAAGTCTTGCTGGAAGAACTATTGATATATTTCCAACAATTGGTTATGGCGATGCTAATGCGCCTTTTATGGTTTATTACTACACGCCGATTATCCCAAGTGTCGAGGCTTTTTGGATGAGAAGTGATGCTGTTTTGTATTCTATTTATGATATAAACATAGAAAGAATGATGAATATTAGCGAAAGAATAATTGATATGCTATCTAAGGGTGATCAAATATCTCAGCCTGGCGGGGCTGCGGGGACAGATACTAGAATTCTGTCTACTGTCCTGACAGACACTTCTCTTGAATCACCTGCTGAGAGGGATGGATGGTACAAGCTTGATCTTGAGTTTGTTATTCATCATGTGAAAAGATAATATGGTATGATATAGGAATGGACTACGTTACAATCACATATATCGGGAAAAATTCTGGCTACATAGCGAAAGTTGATTCTAGAATATATGAGTTTGAATGGAACAAAGGTTTAGGTATTGGTCGGAAGACAGGTTCTGTTAAACCCGAACATGCCCAAAAGATTGCCAAATGGCGAGACAAACGAGGCAAAAGAATTTTTGTCTGTGAATAGGAGGAAGTAATATGCCCGGTGCAAATACAGTTACTACGGCCAACATTGTTGTTGGTGAAGCTATGGTTAAAATTGGTGCGTCAAACACCACAATGACAAACAGCGACTTTGATTCGCTAACTTCGGTTGGCGGTACTCAAGGTGGAGTTGAAATTTCATGGGAGCCAGACATGGTTGACATTGAAGTTGATCAGTATGGAGATGCTGCTAAGGTTATCCAGTCAAAGGTTAAGGTAATGGTTAAGACGACTCTTGCTGAAGCTACTTTGAACAACCTTGCTCTAGCATGGAGCTACGACAATGCTGCTGGTGGAGCAGACGTTATTTCTAACAATGACGGTGCTAACACTAAGACATTCTTGTTCGGTGTTCAGAACGTTTATCCTTACGAAAAGGCTATCCAGATTCTTGGAAACGCTGTCGGTTCAGACGCTGCAACCACTAAGACACGTAAGTTTAATACTAAGCGAGCCATTTCAATGGAATCGTCAACAATTAGCATGAAGAGAGCGGAAGCAACAGTTTTCGCTTGTTCGTTCAGAATCCTTCCTGTTAGCTCTGACGTAGGATATGAATACGGCAAAATTATTGACCAGACGTGAAATAACTAATTATTTAAACACAAGAAGCCTCAGGTGTGGTAAAATACATCTGAGGCTTTTTGCCGTTTATAACAAGGATGGATATGACAAACAAAGATTTACACGCAGGTCAGGAAATTGTTTTTGCTGATGGTAAGAAAAGAATTATTAAGCCTTTGACGATTAGGCAGCTACGTAAGTTTATGAAGGTAGCTAATCAGTTGCAGGTTCGTTCCGATGCTGAAATGTCGGATGAAGATATTGACAAGATGGTTGAAGCAGCTTCTATTGCTTTGGCAAAGGTTGATCCCGAACTTGCTGGCGATGCTGATGCTTTGGAAGATATTTTGGATTTAAGGTGTTTCAGTTTGCTCATGGCTGCTGCTATGGGTAACGACCCAAATCTGTAAAGGAGGGTGATGGTGGAGAAGGCCTTGAGTGGTCTGACATTCCCCTCCTTAAATATGAAGCAGAACTTTTTGTAAGATGTGCTGCTTGGAAGAATATATTTGAACTAGAAGAACAATTAACGTTAGAAGAATTGTTTCTTTTATATAGAGCAGCCAATGATCATTTTACTATGAATCTTAAAGCACAAGCTGCATCTATGGGTGCTGAAATTGATTGGGATGATGACTGGTATGATCCTGCTCCACCAAAAGAAATTCCAACATTAGGGGCTAGTGACTTTAGATTCTTGCCTATTGGTCTTGGATATGAAGCACCTAGTTGATTGCATTTTTATTAAAAAAATGAGATAATTAAACTTGGTGAATTATGGCTGAAAATGTTGAAATTAAAGTAGTTCTTGAAGCTACTGGCGCAGAAGACATACAAAAATTATCGGCTTCTTTACGATCACTAGTCATGGCTACCAATAGCAATATTGGTTCTATGAAAAACCTTGATGCTCGTCAAAGAGCATTAAATATTGCTCTTGGCAACACAGGTTCTTCTCTTGGTCAGCATGCAAAAAGCATCCGTCAGTTGGCTGCTAATCAGGCTATTTTAAGTTCTGAAATTAGAAAAACAACAGTCAATCTTAAAGGGTTGAAGGGTTCTTTACTCAGCACCAACTCTCTTGGCATGGGTAAGCTTGTCAAAGATTTAGATTTGGCTAACAGGAACCTTAAGAAAATTAAGGCTAAGGCTTTGATATCTGATCTTAGAGGTGTCGGTCTTGAGATGCGACGACTTGGTAAGGATGCCCAGTTCGTTGGTAGAAACCTTATTATTGGTTTAACTGCGCCTCTTTTGGCTTTTGGTCAAAGAGCGCTTTCTGCTTTCTACAGTCTTGATAAAGAAACAGTAAGACTTACTAAACTACTTGGCGATCTAGGCGAGGCAGTCCCTGGCAAAAAAGAAATTGAAGGTTTTAAAGCTCTTGGTATTGAAGTTGGCAAAACCACCACTCGCATGGAAGCTATAGAGCAAGCTAGTCTTGCAATTAGTAAGGAATTTGCTATATCAAGAGAGTTAATCACAGCAGTCTCTGGTGACTTTGCTGAACTTGGTATTAACGCTTCTGACGTTATTTCTGGTCTTGCAAAAGTTACTGCCCAAGTTTCAATTCTTGGTAATATGGATGTTTCTGAGTCCCAGACTTTAACTCAAACAATGTTCTTGGGAACAATGAGAACTTTTGAAATGATGGGTAGAACTTTTGAAAGTGCTGGTGCAAAACAAGAGGCTGCTATGAAGTCTGTTACTTCAAGTCTTTATCTTTTCAATGCTATTGAAAACGCAACTGCTCTATCGTTTAAAGATCTTGCCGATGCTTTGCCTGAAGTTTCTGGTGCTGCTACTCAATTCGGTTTATCTTTTGTGGAAATGGCAGCAATGCTTGCACCAATGAAAGCTGCTGGTATTGAGGTTGGTGCTTCTGCTAACTCAATTAAAGTTTCTTTGCAAAGAATGGTTGCGCCTACTAAAGATAATGAAAAAATGCTTCAATCTATGGGTGATGCTTTTGAAAAAACTACTCCAGGAATGAAGCAGGCTTTTGAAAATATTCAAGGTGTCGGCATGCCAGCGATTCAAGGTTTAATTGATGTCACTGGTGAATTAATAAAAACAGGTAGTGATGAATCTATTCTAAAATTCTATGCAAAACTTTTTGGTGTTAGACAGGGTACGAGAATGCTTTTGCCGATTCAGGATCTTGTTGCTTTTCAAAATGGTTTAAAGGATACCACTAGTGCTCAAGGTAAATTAATAGAAGTATTTAATAACGCTCATGATGCTGCTATTGCAACCACTGGTGCTCAAGCGTTTGCTATTAAAAATGTTGCTGATATGGGTACGGCTGCTAGAATTGCTGCTGCTAAAAGTGGTGATTATATTGATTCTCTTGGTAGGGCTGTTACAGACGCAGATATTAAGAATGCAAAAATGGCTCGTAAGGCTTTGCAAGACTATATAACATCCGAAAATACGAAGGGTAGAAACGCTATTGAAGATATTACTAGTGAAGCTGGTAAAGCAATGGCTATTCAACTTGCTGGCGCTGCTAATGCTGCCGATATTGCCAATAAAGAATTAGATCGCGCTAAAGCCTCTACTTCTTTTGCTATTGATTCAATTAAAATTTCTTTTAAGAATTTAGCAGCAGATATGATTAAAGTATTTTCACCTGCAATAAAAGCAGCTGCTGAGAAAATGCAGCAATTGGCTGACTGGTTTATGTCTCTTTCTCCTAATGTAAAAATAGCAATAGCGTCATTCCTTGCTCTTGCTGCGGCCATCGGTCCTATTGTGTTTATTCTTGGTCAGATGAGACTTGCTGGCGGTGTTCTTCTTGGTGGGCTTACTAGTTTACTTCCTGGGGTTAGAAATCTTACTGTTGAGGCAGTTGCTAGTTCTGGCAAACTTCTTCATTTGAAGCATGGTTTAAGTTTGACTGGCGATACTATTGTTAATACTAATGGTAAGTTTTCAACTTTTGTTGCAACTTTGGCTAGTGGTAATGGTCCTATTGGTAAAATTGCTGATAAGTTTGGTCGGTTTACTGGTATTTTAAGTAAGACTTCTACTGCTAC